CTCCAAAAGAAACAATAAAATATGACCGCCTAATCTTTGCAGTTGGTAAATCAGGTATTGATTTTGGTAAACAGCTAGCAGATGATTATTCATTCCCTACAGAACCAAAACCAGTACAAATTGGTGTACGTTTTGAAGCACCTCAACATCACTTCCAAAAGTTGATTGACATCAGTTACGATTTTAAATTGTATCGTAAATTCGATAATGGTGTTTCGCTTCGTTCATTCTGTACAAACAACAATGCTGCTTATGTAGCTGTTGAACAAACATACGGAGATGTTAGTTACAATGGTCACGCTAAAAAAGGAGAAGAACATCGTAACAATATGACCAATTTTGGTATCTTGATGGAAATTCCTGGTATCGAAAATCCATTTGATTGGTCACGTGAATTGGTTCAAAAGGTAAATAAAACCTGGATTAAAAACCAAGGTATTGAAGGTCGTAATGCACCTAAAATTCACTCTGGTTTATACTATAGCCCATCACGTAAAGTAGGTATTACAAGTGAAGGTGAAACCATTGATGCTATGTCAATCAATTCACTAGATTCAGTACGTGAAGCATTCCAAGGTTACTATTCATATATTGATGATTTTATTGATGATATGAAAAAAGTATTCCCAACATTGGGGGATGATTGGGGTATTTATATTCCTGAAGTTAAATATTTGTCTCCTGAACCACTTGTAGATTACGATACACTAGCATTAGCTGATTACAACAATGTGCACTTTGTAGGCGATGCTTTATCAGCTCGTGGTATTACAGTTTCAGGTGCTCAAGGGACATATGTTGCAGAATATATTTTACAGTTTAAAGAGGATATGGAAGAATATCCTGATTTTATAGAAAATTATTAATAAAGTTATGGCAAAAGATAGATTATACGAGTATCGTACTATGAGGTCTCAAGGAGCGAGACATCATATGATTAAATTTAATGATGAAGAAAATTGGAAACTTCACAACTGGGATGGTCCAGCTGTAGAACCAATTGAAGGAGAAGAATGTAGTTTAGGTAAACAATACCACCTTTATGGTCAAAAAATGGATTATGAGACATGGTCTGAGACTCGTAAAGAAAGAGAAGGTTTACCTTGGTATAAAAACCCCTCAATGAGAGGCACAACACGATTTTAAGATGAAACCAATTGTAATTAACGCTAAAGAATGTAAAGAATGTAATGTTCCTAAAGGTTGGGGGCATGAAATTATTTTTGAAAATAACGAGCTTTACTGTGGTAAGTTGCTTGTGTTCAAAGAAGGTTGTAACTTTAGCATGCACTACCACTTAGAAAAAGATGAAACATGGTATGTAGATAAAGGTGAATTTTTGTATCGTTGGATTGATACTGAAACTGGTGAGGAACATGAGCAACATTTGCGTGAAGGAGATAGTGTTAGACAATTCCCAGGAATGCCTCACCAATTGAAAGCATTAACTGACGGAACAATTTTTGAAGTATCAACTGAACACTTTGATTCAGATAGTTATAGAGTTTATAGAAAATGGCAAGAATAGGATTATGTGGTACGATGAGTGTAGGTAAAACTACACTTGTCAACGCTCTTAAAGAGCTAAAATATTTTGAAGGATACACAACTAGAACAGAACGTTCTAAGGAGCTAATGGCAATGGGTATTCCATTAAATACTGATTCAACATTTTTAGGTCAAACAGTCTTTATGGCTGAGAGAGCAAGCGAATTGCTAATTGATAATATCATTACAGATAGAACTATCATTGATGTAATGGCTTTTGCTCAAGCTTCTAAATCAATGGATTGGACTGATAAAGAAGCATTTTATGCTTACGCTATTCGTTTGATTAGAGAATACGATTATATTTTCTACGTTTCACCAGAAGGTGTAGAGATTGAAGATAATGGTATTAGAGAAACAGATGCAAACTACAGAAATGAAATTGATATCATTATTCGACATATTTTAAGCCAACAAAAACATCGCATTAAAAAATATGGTGTGCTTGAGGGTAGCACTGAAGATCGAATTTTCCAAATGGTAAATTATATGGATCTTTAACATATTTATAATAAAATATTATTGTAATGAAAAAGTCAGACTTTAAAGATTATATTAAAGAAACAATCGTTGAATTACTTTCTGAAGAAGGTGTAAAACCGGAAGATGCTAAAACATACGCCGATGAAATGAAGCGTGCTGCTGATGAAGCAGAACGTTTACAAAAAGCACTTACTACTGAAGACGTTGACGATGATATGGCTGAACCTTCATCCGCAGATCTAGCTAAAGGTGACTCAGTTTCTACTATTGCTCGTAAATTAGCTGACACTACTAAAGAAATGAAAACTACAGTTAATCAGTGGAAAAAAGCTGAGGGTGAAGAAAAAGAACGTTTATTAGCTCGTTTAAAAGAGTTAACTAAAATCAAGAAAGAACTTGAAGGACTACTTTAAAAATATTCAAACTTTACTAATCGTAGTATTAGCAGTTTTATTGTTTTTACAACGAAGCTGCTCTTCTACACCTCCAGTAGAACCAAAGGTTATTACAGAAGTAGTAACCCATTGGGATACTGTTAAAGTAGAGACAACAAAATATGTTCCTAAAATTGTAGAAAAAGTAGTAGTTGATATTGATACATTCTCTACCCCTATCGACACAGTTACGGTATTAAAAGATTATTATGCTAAATACTTCTATACTGATACAATTCAGATAGATACGTTAGGTTCTATTGTCATTAATGACACTATTACCCGTAACTTAATCGCAATGAGAGATGTTCAATCCAACATTTTCATCCCAACAACTACAATTACTAATACTGTTTACCTCTACAAACGCGAGTTTTATGGGGGTGTTTCGGTAGGAGCAACTAATCAAGCAGTACAAAATATTAACGGTGAATTATTGTACGTTAATAAAAAAAGAGATGCATACGGTTTTGGTATAGGTTTAAACCCAGACTTCCAACCTATTTATACGGTTCGTATGTATTGGAAGATTGGTAAATAATGGCTGAACAAAATTTAAGACAGATAATTCAACAAGAATTTGTAAAATGTGCTTCCGACCCAGCACACTTTATGAAAAAATATTGTAATATTCAACACCCTCAAAGAGGTAGAGTATTATTTAACTTATATCCTTTCCAAGAAAAAGTACTACACCTATTACAGGATAACCCATATTCAATTATTCTTAAATCTCGTCAGTTAGGTATTTCTACCCTAGCAGCAGGTTATTCTTTATGGTTAATGTTATTCCATAAAGATAAAAACGTACTCTGTATTGCGACAAAGCAAGAAACAGCCCGTAACATGGTTACAAAGGTAAAATTCATGTATGAAAATTTACCTTCATGGCTTAAAATTGATGCAGATGAGAATAATAAACTTTCATTAAGATTAAGTAACGGGTCCCAAATTAAAGCTACTTCAGCATCAAGTGATGCTGGTAGATCAGAAGCAGTATCTTTGTTGTTAATTGACGAGGCAGCATTTATTGAGGGTATTGGTGAAATTTGGGCTTCAGCTCAACAAACCTTGGCTACAGGTGGTGGTGCTATTGTACTATCTACCCCTTATGGTACAGGTAACTGGTTCCATAAAACATGGGTTTCAGCCGAAGCAGGGGCAAATGATTTTTTACCTATTAAATTACCTTGGTACGTCCACCCAGAACGAGATGAATCTTGGAGAAAACGCCAAGATGAATTGCTAGGTGATCCTCGTATGGCAGCACAAGAATGTGATTGTGACTTTAGCACCTCAGGTGATATTGTATTTCATTCTGAATGGTTAGAGTTTCTTACAGAAACTACAGTTAAAGATCCTATTGAAAGAAGAGGTGCTGACCAAAATTTATGGGTTTGGGAACCTGCTGATTACTCTAGAGATTATATGGTTATTGCTGATGTTGCTAGAGGTGATGGTAAAGATTTTTCTGCGGCTCATGTAATGGATATTACAACTAACACCCAAGTAGCTGAATATAAAGGCCAATTACCACCTAAAGAATTTGGTTTATTTTTATTAGGTTTAGCAACTGAATATAATCAAGGGTTATTAGTAGTAGAAAATGCATCAATTGGTTGGGCTACCATAGAAACTATACTAGAAAATGGGTATAGAAACTTCTATTATTCACCTAAGAGTGACCAATTAACAGCTGATTCGTATTTTAACAGCTACGAATTTAGTAATAATTTAACTCCTGGATTTACAATGTCAATGAGAACAAGACCTCTTGTAGTTAATAAATTTAGAGAGTACGTTGGTGATAGAAGTGTAACGATTCAATCAAAAAGATTGTTAGAAGAAATGAAAGTATTTATTTGGAAAAGTGGACGACCCGAAGCCCAAACAGGCTATAATGATGACTTAGTAATGAGTTTTGGCATTGGTCAATTCCTAAGAGATACTTCACTTAAATTCCAACAACAAGGGTTAGATATGACTCGTGCTGCTTTGAATAGTATGCAAGTAAACAGACCTACCCATCAAGGAGCTTATTTTTCAAAAGGTAAGGATAATCCTTACCATTTTAAAGCCGGTAATGAAAACATTGACTTAAAAGGCTGGCTATAATATTTATAATAATAACAACCCATTAAAATGGCTGATACTAGCATATTTTCAAGATTAAAAAGATTATTTTCAACTGATGTAATTATCCGTAATGAAGGCGGAGGACAGTTGAAAGTAATGGACCCTGAAAAAATCCAAACCTCAGGTGAATTTGCAACAAACTCTTTGGTAGATAGGTTTAGTAGAATTTATAGTAATCCTGCTTCTACCTCTATAATGGGTGAACAGTTTAATATCAACTGGCAGTATCTTAGAACTACTATCTATTCGGACTACGATTCAATGGATACAGATGCTATTATCTCTTCTGCTCTTGATATTATTGCTGATGAGTGTACGTTGAAAAATGATATGGGAGAAATCCTTCACATTAAATCTTCAGATGAAGATATTCAAAAAATTCTATATAACTTATTCTATGATGTATTAAACGTAGAATTTAATTTATGGGCTTGGATTCGTCAAATGTGTAAGTATGGTGATTTCTTCTTAAAATTAGAGATTGCTGAAAAGTTTGGGGTTTACAATGTAATCCCAATGACGGCTTATCATATCCAAAGACGTGAAAACTTTGACCCTAACAACCCAGCTAAAGTAGAATTTGTCTATAGTGAAGATGGATTCTATTCAGGTGGTAATTCTTCAGGCTATTATGGTCTCCCAAGTCAAAAAAATGCTAGTGAACATGAAGTAGTATTTGATAATTATGAAATGGCCCATTTCCGTTTATTATCTGACACTAACTATCTTCCATATGGTCGTTCATATCTAGAACCGGCTCGTCGTCTTTATAAACAGTATATTTTGATGGAAGATGCTATGTTAATTCATAGGATTGCCCGTTCACCAGAAAGACGTACTTTCTATATTAATGTTGGTAATATTCCACCTAATGAAGTTGAACAGTTTATGCAAAAAACTATCAACACCATGAAAAAAACTCCATTTATGGATGAAAGAACAGGTGAATATAACTTAAAATATAATATGCAAAACTTACTTGAGGATTTCTTTATCCCAGTAAGAGGTAACGACCAAACAACTAAAATTGAAACTACACCGGGTTTATCATATGATGGTATCCAAGACGTAGAATACTTAAGAGAAAAATTATTTGCTGCCCTTAAAGTGCCTAAAGCATTTATGGGTTATGAGAAAGATTTAACAGGTAAAGCTACACTAGCTGCTGAAGATATTAGATTTGCTCGCACAATTGAACGTATCCAAAAAATTATACTCTCAGAATTATATAAAATTGCTGTAGTACATTTATATACCCAAGGTTATACTGATGAACAGTTAACTAATTTCGAATTAGATTTAACTACTCCTTCAATTATCTACGACCAGGAAAAAATTGCTCTTCTTAAGGAAAAAGTTGATCTAGCATCTACAATGATGGAAAATAAATTGGTCCCTACTGATTGGATTTATGAAAATGTTTTCCATTTTAGCGAAGATGAATATGAAGAATACAGAGATTTACTTGTACAAGATCAAAAACGTAGATTCCGTATGGCTCAAATTGAGACAGAAGGTAATGATCCTCTTGAAACAGGTAAATCATACGGCACACCACACGATTTAGCTTCTTTATATGGTAGAGGTAGATATGAAGATAATTCAGTACCTGATGGATATGATGAAAAATCACCTTTAGGTCGTCCTGAAGAAAAAGCTTCTGATATTAATACTCAAGATAACGCCTTTGGTAAAGATAGATTAGGAGCAAAAGGTATGAAAAAAGATGATAATGAATCTGATTCTATTCGCCCTCAATACAAAGGTGGTAGTCCTTTAGCTTTAGAAAATTCTAAATCTTTACGCTTTCAAAACAAAACATTAATAGAAAGTTTGCAAAAAGATTTAGTATTTAAAAAAAGTAACGGAGAAAATTCACTATTAGACGAATCTAATATTAAGAAGTAAAAATCTTTATATATTTATAATAAAATTATTAGGAATGAACATTAAACATTCTAAGTATAAAAATACGGGAATCCTATTTGAACTTTTGGTTCGCCAAATAACGGCCGATACCTTAAATGGGAATACTTCTCCTGCCTTAAACATAATTAAAAAATATTTTGTTAAAGGAGAACTAAGCAAAGAATTAAAGTTGTATGAAACATTAACTAAGAAAACTAATCTTAGTGAATCGTATGCCAATACGGTTTTACAAACTTTGTTAGAGTCTTCTAAAAAATTAAATAGAACTTCTTTAAAAAAGGCAAAATACAATCTTATTAATGAAATAAAAAAGCATTATTCTTTAGATGAATTTTTTAAAACTAAAGTTTCTCACTATAAAATTTATGCTGCTTTTTATACATTAACAGAAATTGAAAACACTCAGGATACTATTTCTCCTGATCAAATCATTACAAATAAAATTACTCTTTTAGAACAACTATCAGCTTCACCTATTGAAGAAAATAAAGTTAAAGAAGATGTAATCCAAGAATTCCAAACATACGATAAAGATACTAGAATTTTAACCTATAGAATTTTATTAGAAAAATTTAATGGTAAATATTCTGAATTGTATGATTCTCAAAAAACAATCCTTAAAGAATTTATTAACTCAGTAGATAGTACTCCTCGTTTAAGAGAATTTTATAATTCTCAAGTAAATGAATTAAAATCTACTCTCCAAGAATTATCATCTAAAACATCAGATAAAGCTATTCAAATTAAATTAAATGAAGTAACTTCATTGTTAAAAGAATTAGATAAAAAAGATGCTATTAAGACTGATAATTTAGTTGATTTGCTACAATATTGTGAATTAGTAGAAGAATTAAAAATCGCAAATGGCTAAGATTGGAGACGTTGAAGAAAAAGGTGGTATTAAAACTACTGTAACTAATATTGACCCTGAAACAGGTCAAATTAGTTGGGACGTTGAATATACTGTTGATTACTTAAGACTGTTTAAAGAAATAACTGATATGTTAGAGACTGCTAAAGAAGTAGCTCAAGTAACAGATGAACCTTTCTTTAAAGATCATTATAATGATGTTCGTAAATTAAGAAACCAATTAAGAACTTATTTACGTAATAATAAAAGAAAAGAATACGAGCGTATTAAAGGAATGTCAGAAATCTCTACATCAGGGGCTGCTGGTGCTTTTTTAACTAAAAATGCTTTTAATCCAAACAAAAAGGCAGATGGTACTGCTTCCAATTACTATTATAAATTAGGTTGGAAACCTGTTAATCAAAAAAAACTAAACAAACAGGCAAAAGGTATTGAAGTTAAACATTTATTCGAAAAATAATAATATGTATAAGTATAAATTAAAAGAAGCGACACCAACTTCAGCTAAGGCTTACCAACAAAAACGAATTGATGCCTTTGATGAAATCGAAGCTCGTCTAAATAATTTATATCCTATAATCTCTAATGCTAAAAATGAAACAGCAGAGTATTATCAGGAAAACCCAGGATCATATGCTGTAGTTAAACCTACAGATTTGATTTTAGATTATATTAAAGATATTGAAGATTTAATAAAACCACAATAATGAAAAGTCTACAAGAACAATACAACCTAATTAAAGAGGGTAAAGGAGCTAAAGATGTATTTCTTAAGAATGCTAAATCTTTGTTTCCTAATTTGATCCCTAACCATTTTGGGTTTAACGAAACTGCTACAATTTTAAAACAACGTTCTGTTATTTCAGAAAATGTTGGGGGCTTAGTTACAGGTAAAACTGAACAACCAGATTGGTTTAAAATCTTTAATGAAGCTAAAGCGGTAGAAAAAAATCCTACTAAAGAAGTAGTTGATACTGAAATTAAAGGATTTGATTACAAAAATACAAAAAATATTGATAATATTTACGGCCCTGCTTTCTTACAAGGGTTCTACACTGAAATGCAAGATCCAAAAAATGCAGATAAAGATGTAGATCAATTAAAAGAAATGGTAGCTAAAAATTTAGCTAAGGACGTAATGTATTATACTAAAGACGGTCAATTCGGTCTTAAAGGTGTTGGATACACTGAGGATCATCCCGGTTTGGGCCCCACAAAAGAAGTAAAAGGCAAATATGCTTCCTCAGGGATGGAAGTAGTAAAAGAAAGTAAAGAAATGATTTCATTATTAGATTTATTAGAAGAAGGCTACTCGGAATTCCAACGCGATGACAAAGGTTCAAAAGGTGTTGCTGCTAAAGATAAAGGCGAGCAAGATGCATTTGGGGCTGGAGTTAAAAAAGGAGAAAAAATCGAAAAAGCTAAAATGAAAAAAGAATCTGTTCAAGATCGTATTAAAGAGATCGAGAAAAAAGGTTCAATAGCTGCTTTAGAAGCTAAAATGAATGCATTAGATGAAGAAATCGAAATGCGTGAAGGAAAGCTAAACACAGTTGAAGAAAATGCTGACCTAGCTGAATTCGTAAACCCAGCTCGTATTAGCGAAATGAAGAAAGAAATTAAAGAACTTTCTAAAGCAAAAGAAAAGTACGGTAAAATGTACGAAAAAATGACTGGTGAAGCTTATGTTAAGCCTCAAGTCATGGATGAAGATCTAACTGAAGAATAATGAAAAAAGTACTTGTCGAAACTCAACTATTTAGACCTAAAGGTTTAATGTTGTCGGAAGGTAAAATGTCCGATAGAGGAAATCCTTTAGTTGAGGGTATTTTAGCGACTGCCGAAGTAAAAAATGGTAATGGTCGTTATTATGCTAAAGAATTATGGGAAAGAGAGATCGATAAGTATATGGAATCTGTTAAACAAAACAGAGCATTAGGCGAATTAGACCACCCAGAATCCTCAGTAATTAACCTTAAAAATGTTTCTCATAACATTAAAGATATGTGGTGGGATGGAGACCAAGTAATGGGTAAAATCGAAATCTTACCTACACCCTCAGGTAATATTTTAAAAGCACTTTTAGATAATAGTATTACAGTAGGTGTTTCTTCTCGTGGTATGGGTTCATTACAAGAAAGAGGTGGTGTGTTAGAAGTACAAGATGACTTTGAGTTACTATGTTGGGACTTCGTATCAACACCATCTAACCCAGGTTCATATATGCATGTTATTAAAGAAGGATTAGATTTTACTTCACAACAAAAATATTCTAAAGTTAATTCTATTTTAAGAGAGATAATTTGTGAAAAAACTTGTCTCTGTGCTTTAGATTAAAATATTCCTCTGTATTGAGGCGCTACCCTGCACCCGAAAAACGCTCTTCGAAAGAAGGGCGTTTTTTATTTTTTTCTATATATGTATTGGTATAATATGCTATCTCTTATATAGCATCAATCAAACAATTATTCTATTACGATTCCTAATAATCGTACTCCACAAACAAATTTTGAGGTAAAATGGCAAACAACAGAGACTTGCTTAAAGAAGCAATCGCTGACGCAAAAGCTGTAAAAGAAACTGCTATTGCAAACGCAAAAGCTGCTTTAGAAGAGGCTTTCGAACCAAGAATCAAATCTATGCTTTCAGCTAAGTTGGAAGAAATGGAAAAAGAAGATATGGACGAAGAAATCGAAGAAGCAGTAACGAACGAAGCCAAAGAAGAAGTTGAAGAAAGACTTGGAACTATCAACGACCCAGATTCTAGAGAACCACACGGTAATTTAGAAGAAGAAGAGATGGATGAAGAGATGGACTTAGACGAAATCTTGGCTGAACTCGAAAATTTAGACGAGGAAAAAGAAGACATGGACGAAGCTAAAGACGAAATGTACGAAGCTGAGGAAGGCGAAGAAGACGAAGAAGCTGAAGACGAAGAAGTTGAAGGTGAAGACGAAGAAATCGATTTAGAAGAAATGTCAGAAGAAGACTTGAAAAAATTTATCGAAGATGTAATCGAAGACATGGTTAAAGCTGGTGAGCTTGAAGCCGGAGATGAATTCGAAGATGACGTTGATGTAGAAGTTGACGCAGAAGGTGAACTTGAAATCGAAGATGACGAGGAAACTGCTGTTGACGAAATGATCAACGAAGAAAAAGAAGAAGTTGACGAAGTAATTGATATCGAAGCTATTGTTGATAAAATGGGTGGTGCAGGTAAAACTGCAGTTAAAGCTCTTATTGATGCATTAGGCAAAGCTATTGATTATACCCCGATTCCTGCTGGTGTTACTGGTAAAATGGAAGAAGGAGATGACGTTGATGAAATGAAGAAAGAAATTGAAGAATTGAAATCTGAACTCAATGAAATCAACTTATTAAACGCTAAACTTCTTTACGTAAACAAAATCTTTAAGTCTAAAAACTTAAATGAAGCTAAAAAGGCTAAAGTTTTAGAAGCTTTTGATAAAGCAAAATCTGCAGAAGAAGCAAAACTAATTTTCGAAACTCTTTCTGAAAACTTAAGTGCTAAGAAAGAAGTAGTAAAAGAAAGTTTAGGTAGAGCTTCAAAACCTATGGGTGTTGCTTTAACAGCTAAAAAACCAATCCTTGAAGCTAATAATCAGGTTGCAAGATGGCAAAAACTTGCCGGTATTATTAAATCGTAATTAATTAAAATTTATTGACAATGTCACAATTAAATTCTCTTTTAGAATCTGCAGGTCAAGGTTGGAAAAACATGCAATCTGACGCTGCTAAATTGGCTTCTAAGTGGGAAAAGACAGGTTTATTGGAAGGTCTTGGTAACGAGACTCACAAAAACAATATGTCTTTGATCCTTGAGAACCAAGCAAAACAATTGGTGGTTGAATCTTCACAAACTGGTGGTGGTACTTCTTCAGTAGGTACTTTTACTGCGGGTGTTGGTGAGCAATGGGCTGGTATCGCTCTTCCTTTGGTAAGAAAAGTATTCGGTCAAATTGCTGCTAAAGAATTCGTTTCTGTTCAACCAATGAACTTACCTTCTGGTCTAGTATTCTACTTAGACTTCCAGTACGGTACTACTAAAAACCCATTCACTTCTGGTGGTTCAATGTTCGGTAACAGATCTAGCTCTGATTACCCATTCTCAACTCCTGCAACTGCTGGTGGTTTGTATGGTGCTGGTAGATTTGGTTACTCTGTAAATAACACTTCTTCAGTAGTAAGTGTAACTACAGGTTCAGCTACTTGGGCTACATTTAACTTTGATTCTGACTACTCAGCTTCTGCTGCTGCTGGTGATTACAAAACTCTAAGTGTTACTGCTGCTAGTTTACCTACTTTAGATTCTGAAGCTGTTCGTTCTTTCACTATCAACTCAGGTTCACTTACTGTAGCTAATAACTTACCAGCGTTTACTTCTTACGATGGTACTAACGTAGTTTTCGTAGTTGCTAGTTCTTTATTAGATGGAGCATTCACAGGACCAACAGGTGCTAGTTACGCTGTTACTTATTCAATCCAACCTACTGACAAAAACAGAGGTGACTTTGAAGATGGTAACACTGCATTAAACGCTAACAACAACCCAATCGCAATTCCTGAAATCAACATCCAAATGGTTTCTGAAGCGATCGTTGCTAAGACTCGTAAATTGAAAGCAGTTTGGACTCCTGAATTTGCTCAAGATTTGAACGCTTACCAATCTTTAGATGCTGAAGCTGAATTAACTAACATCATGAGTGAGTACATTTCATTAGAAATTGATATGGAAATCTTAGATATGTTGATTCAAGATGCTGCAGCTGGTACTGAATACTGGTCAGCTCAGAACAACCAAGTAATCAACAATGCAGGTACTGCATTTGGTGATGCTACTTCTGGATTCTACAACACTCAAGGTCAGTGGTTCCAAACTCTTGGTACTAAATTACAAAAATTAAGTAACAAGATTCACCAATTGACTTTAAGAGGTGGTGCTAACTTTATGGTAGTATCTCCTACAGTAGCTACTATCTTGGAATCAATCCCAGGATACGCTGCTAATTCTGATGGTGATGTATCTAAAGCTTCTTACGCATTTGGTGTACAGAAAGCTGGTCAGTTGAATAACAGATACACAGTTTACAAGAACCCATACATGACTGAAAACACTATCTTAGTTGGTTTCAGAGGTACTCAATTCTTGGAAGCTGGTGCTGTATTCGCTCCATACATTCCATTAATCATGACTCCACTTCTTTACGATCCAAATACCTTCACTCCACGTAAAGGTTTATTGACTCGTTACGCTAAGAAGATGCTTCGTCCTGAATTCTACGGTAAAGTATACGTAGAAGGATTGAACACTCTTTAATAGAATAGTTCAATAGATAAAGGGGGCCTAGAGAAATCTAGGCCCTTCTTTATTCTACTAGGTACTTACTATATTTATAGTAAATAATAATAGTTACTAAAATGAAAGAAACCCCATCTCAGTTACACTTACAAAGTTATGTAATGAATTTTCCGTTTTCTCTCTCTACGAATGATCCAAATAATATTTGGATGCAAGAGTTAACAGATGACGAACTCCAAATTAACAGACCTAAAGCATATAAACAATTTATGGACCTGTACAACTTTATGTCAGGCCAATCACTTGTCTATTTACTTCCTTCCGAAGGAAGTTATCAAGACCAAGTCTACGTTGCAAATTTAGGTTTACAATTACCTCATATTACAAATGATAATATTATTTTATTATCAAATTACACATCAGATCCTCGTAAAGGTGAAGAATTAGTTGGTGAGAAATTTTTCCAACAAATGGGATATAAAACTCACATTTCTCCTTATAAATGGGAAGGTGAAGCAGACATTAAATATCTTTATGATAATGTTTATATCGGAGGTTATGGTATTCGCTCTAACATTAAAACATACGAGTGGATGGAAAAAGAATTTGGTATGAATATTATTAAGGTTGCTATGACAGATGAATATATGTACCATTTAGATTGCAGCATATTTGCGTTAAATAACGATCAAACATTAGTAGCCACGGAACTATATACTCCTGAAGAGTTACGCGCAATAGAACAACATACTGAAATAATCCCGGTTGATACAGATGATGCTTTAGGTGGTATGACTAATTCTGTTAGATTAGGAAATATGATTTTATGTGCTTCAAATATTGCTGAGCTAAAAAAATCTCATGAATATTATGAGATGGAAAAACATAAAATTGAAAGCTTAGAAAAAATATGCTCTAACGCAGGTATGGAACCAGTTATCTTTAACCTGTCTGAATACATAAAATCAGGAGCTATGCTATCTTGTATGGTAATGCACTTAAATAGAGTTGATCATTCTAAATCTTTATTATAATGGCTGAAAGATTAGAAGATTGGTTAAACGGAGAAGTTAAAGAACTTCAAAAAATGCCTGTAGGCGAATTAAGCAATACATTTTTCTTTAGAGATCCTCTTCGTCCAAATTACATTGATTGGGAACACTTTTATAGCCCAGCGGATGGAACAATTATATATCAAAAAGTTGTACAACCAGATGAAGCGGTTGTTGAAATAAAAGGAATAGATTACACTTTAAAAGACGTTATGGGTAACGACGAGTATGATAAACCGTCGCTGGTAATTGGTATTTTTATGTCGTTTTACGACGTCCATATCAATCGAATCCCTTATGGTGGAGTACTCACGTACGAATCATTAGAACCGATTGAATCAACGAATAAACCTATGTTAGCGGTTGAGAAGGATATTCTTAATAAAGTAATCAACCCTAATAACATGGAGTACTTAAAGTACAATGAACGAATGTTTAACCAAGTGTATGTTCCTTCTCTAGATTACACATATTATTTAATCCAAATAGCCGATGAAGATGTAAATGTAATTGCTCCATTTAAGAAGCAATTAGATCTTTGTGCTCAAAACGAAAGATTTAGTCTAATTAGATGGGGATCCCAAGTAGATTTAGTTCTACCTCTGGATGAGAGATTCAATTTCGAGACCGTATTAGAAGATACAATGCATGTAAATGCTGGCCTTGATAAATTAGTAAAAATCAACTACAAAGATAATGGCATCAAATCATCATACCGATCAGGTATTCATTGAAAAACGTAAACCCAAAGGACCTATCAAATTTAAAATTTCATTAAACGAAGAACAAAAAGAAGCTAAAGCTAAGATATTAGATAGTACACTTACCTTGTTAGCAGGTAAAGCCGGTTCCGGTAAAACAATGCTAGCATGTCAAATTGCTCTCGATAAATTGTTTATGAGAGAGATTGAAAAAATTATCATTACAAGACCTACTGTCTCAAAAGAAGACATTGGATTCTTACCAGGTGATTTAAGGGAAAAAATGGATCCGTGGGTTCAACCTATCTATCAAAACATGTTTGCTTTATATGATAAAGTCAAAATCGAAAAGCTCATCGAAGAGGGTAAAATCGAAATTGTTCCTGTATCTTTTATGCGTGGTAGAACTTTTCTCGATAGTATTATTATTGTAGACGAGGCCCAAAACGTAACTCACGAACAAATGGAAATGATTGTAACCAGAATTGGTTTACGTTCCAAAATGATTATTTGTGGAGATGATGGACAGGTTGATTTAAAATCAAAACGTGATTCCGGATTTAGATTTTTATATGCAGCTGCTCGTAAAATTAAAAACATGACAGCTGTAACACTAATGAATAACCACAGAGATCCAATTGTAGATGATTTACTAGAAATATATGAGGAAGCTGAAGAAAGAGGATTAGCTGGAATTCAAGGTTCAAGCGGTCGTAAAAAATAGGAAGGAACCATATTTTTTCAATATTTATAACAAAATATTAATATGGCCTCTACAATATCTGGTACTACATTTCAAGTTACAGTAAAAGAAGAACATATAGTAAAAGATGTTCGTACTCTTAATGAAACTCTCTATAAAGTTAGTGATGTTACTAATTTTGATAGAAGAATAGTAACTTGTCCTAATACAACTTCTATTGATTTAATTAATATTAATGGAGTAAATCCTGGAGCTGGAACCTTTCCTTCTAGTAGTATTAAATATGCTCGAATTACTAATTTAGATGATGCTTACAGTTTAATAGTTACTTTAAGTGGTTCTAGTGATGAGTACTGGAGCCAAGAAGTACTTCCTACTTCATCATTTATGTGGACTAGTGCTAATATTACTGGAAGTGAATTTAGTGGTCCTTTATCATCAACTTTAGAAGTAGTTTCAGTATATGCTTCAGGGAGTAGTATTGATGTAGAGTACGTATTTGTAAACGCTTAATATAAAAAATTATGGCAGTAATTCCTATTTGGCCAGGTAGTTCCTCATTCTCCCCAGGCGATACACCATTTGGATTCTATGATAATGACCTAGATTTCCAAGTAGATGCTGATAAAGTAGCTAAATTTTGTGCTCAGCGTTTGGGTTATCCTATTGAAAATGTTGAATTGCAAGATATCCAATTTTATACTGCTTTTGAAGAAGCTGTAACTACTTATGGTAATGAAATTTATGCCTATTTAGTTAGAGAAGATTTAGTTGATCTTATTGGTTCAAATACTACTACATACCCTGCCTCAGAATTAAATAATACTGTAATTACTCCTAATTTTTCTAATATTATTAGGATTTCTCAACAATATGCTGAAGAAGCAGGAGTTGGAGGAAATGTAACTTGGTATAGTGGTTCTATTGTTTTAACAGGTTCACAACAAACTTACAATTTAGATACCTGGGCTACTGAAAACGGAATCTCAGGCAGTGATTTAGAGATTAAACGAGTTTACTACAACGATACACCAGCTTCTGCCCAATATTATTATGGAGCACCTGGGTATAACACAGGTCTCGGTTTTGGTGGGTACTTGGGTTCATATGGATTTACTGCGTATAATACCGCCTATAGTTTCTTAGCAATGCCCGTAAACTACGATATTGCTTCAATTCAAGCTCTAGAAATGTCTAACCAAGTTAGATTATCAGCTTACAGTTTTGAATTGATTAATAACAGATTAAAAATATTCCCAATCCCATCAACTGCTGATGAAGGAACTAATTTATGGTTTGAATATATTTTAAAATCTGATAGAATTTCAGATAATTTATCTGATGGAAGTAATTTAGTTTCTAATGTATCTAATGTTCCTTATGCTAATCCAGTTTATTCTCAAATAAATTCAATTGGTCGTCAATGGATTTTTGAATACACATTAGCAATTGTAAAAGAAACTTTAGGTTTAGTAAGAAACAAATATTCTTCAGTTCCTATTCCAGGTGCTGAAGTAACATTAAATGGTTCTACTTTAGTTGACCAAGGTACTAGTGAAAAAACAGCTTTAAAAGAAAAATTAAGAGTTTATTTAGACGATAGTTCAAGAAAATCTAGATTAGAAAGAAAAGCTGCTGAAGGAGATGCTGCTCAAAATGAGTTAAATAAGGTTCCTATGACAATTTATATAGGTTAAAATGGCATTATACGGTGAGGCAAGAGATATAAGTATGTTTAGACACGTCAACCGAGAGTTGATGGGTAATATTATTTCTCAACAAGTAGCTATTTACAAATTTAGATTAGAAGAAACTAAAGTAAATTTATATGGTGAAGCAGCTCAAGCTAAATATTATGATGATCCTGTTTTACTTTACTGCTTAATTGAAAGACAAAACCAATCTTACCCTGAAAGTGATTTTGGTATAGATTTTCAATGGGGAATCACATTTAAATTTTTAAGAGATGATTTAGTAGATGCCAATGTAGTTCCTGAAGTAGGAGATATTTTCTTATACCAAAAAGGATATTATGAGGTAGATAGCACAAATGCTAACCAATACTTTGTAGGTAAAAACCCAGATTACCCTAATAAAGGAGATGATGGAGTTAACCCATTAGAAAGTGATTTAGAGAACTTTGGTTACAATGTTTCGATTATTTGTAATACTCATTATGTACCTGCTGATAAAGTTGGTATAACTAAAGAAAGATTCTAATGGCAACTCAAGGACGTAAACCAATCCCAAAAACCCAAAAGGAAATATCAAATGATATGATAGTTCCTTACGATAAATCTTTAGGAAACCCTAATAATACAGACTCAGGGTTTAATAGAGGTAATCAAACATCTTGGACTGGAGATACTTCTAAAACATTTTCAGTTGGTATTCAAGATATTGATGAATCTATTATGTACTATTTTAATAACGTAATTAAACCTTATGTTTATCAAAATGGTGAAAGAATATCTGTACCTATTATTTATGGTGCTCCTGAAAGATGGAAGTCATTCCAAAAAGATGGATATTATAGAGATAAAAGTGGACGTATTATGTCTCCTATTATTATGTTTAAACGTAATAGTTTAAGTAAAGACAGAAGCGTTGGAAATAAATTAGATGCTAATAATCCTATTAATTTTGGGATTTATGGTAAAAGCTATTCATCAATGGATGCTTATGATAATTTTTCTGTTTTAAATAATAGGATTCCTGTTAAACAATACTATGCTGTTGTAGTTCCGGATTATGTAACTATTCAATATAGTTGTATAATTCAAACTTATTACATTGAACAATTAAATAAAATTGTTGAAGCAATTAACTATGCTTCTGATTCATACTGGGGTGATCCTGAACGATTTAAATTTAGAGCTCGTATAGATAGTTTTGCTACTGTTCAAGAACTAACTGAAGGGCAAGAAAGAGTTGTAAGAAGTACATTTGATATAAATTTACGAGGGTATATTGTCCCTGAAACAATACAAAAAGAATTAAGTGCAATTCCTAAGTTTAGAGATAAATCTAAAGTAATTTTTGGTTTAGAAGTATCTTCTGAAGAAGGAATTTATAATGGAAATATTAAAGGGAATAGAATTGTTACCGAAGGTGAAAGAGAAAAAACACCTAAAATAAAGGTGACATATTAACCCGATATTTATTACAAAACGGATAGGATTAAATGGCCAATATAAGATTTCTTGATCAGGTATCTCTCGCAAGTTTCCAAGATTCTAGTACAGAAGGAGGTAATACTGGGAGTTTACTCCTTACAGCGTCTGCTGTATTAAATGATATTACTTTTACTAAAGGAGATGGCTCTACATTCGTTGTTACTGTAGATACTGGTTCTGGGGGTGGTGGCTCTGTTGATACAGGCTCATTAATTACTACAGGATCTTTCTCTAATCCTATTTTAACCTTTACTAAAGGAGATGCTAGCACATTTGATCTAAACATCTCAGCGATTACTTCTTCTTTAATCCAAACAGGATCAGTTTCAGGTAACACACTTACTTTTACAAAAGGAGATAGTACTACATTTAATTTAGAAATTGTTTCTGCATCTTATGCATCTACTGCTTCATATGTAGAAACTGCTCAAACAGCTTCTAATACTCCTAATGCTGTTACAACTGGATCTGTTTCTAACAATGTTATTACTCTTACTAAAGGTGATGGTACTACATTTGATTTAACAGTAGACACAGGCTCAGGTGGGGGAGGATCAACAGACACAGGTTCATTACTTACTACAGCTTCTGCTGCCAATAATGTAATTACCTTTACTAAAGGAGATGCTTCAACTTTTGAAGTTACCGTAGATACAGGCTCTGGTGGAGATGTTACTTATGATGGGGATAGAATTGTTTCTCAAGAATTATTTCCTACAATGTTTAGTGCTTCATTTAATGCAGGTACTACAGGAAGTGTGCAAGATTTTTTAAATGCTGTATTTTTCCCTAACAACCCTCCAGTAATTACAGCAAATACTTTTTCAATAGATGAATTTGAAGCTAGCGGTTCAACTGTAGGTACTGTTACTACAACAGATCCTGAAGGACAAACTGTAACGTACAGTACTCAAAGTAGTTACACAGATGATTATTTTAGAATTAACTCTTCATCAGGTGTAATTACAGCTAATGTATTAGTAACTTCTTCACTCAATACAGATACTTCTCAAGGATATTCTTCATCATTATTCCCTATTACTGTAACTGATTCATTCGGCTCAGAAACAAATGGTAATGTTTATATTAGAGTAATTCCTAACCAAGCTCCTGTATTTAGACAAGGTAGTGTTGGAGGTACTATAATTACTACATTTACTAGCTCATTAGATGAAAATTCAAATTCAGGAAGTAAAGCTCAAATTTACTATACTGATGCTGAAAGTGATACTATTACAATAGGAACAGGTTCAGGCGTTTTACCTTCAGGTTCATTTGAATTACAGATTTCAGGAACTTTTGTAAGATTAGTTCAAACTACAGGTTCTTTAGATTATGAAGGAACTAATGAATTTACTTATGTGTTAACAGCGAGTGATGAACATTATCCTTCTCAAGATGACAATTCAATCACCTACTTACCATCTATAATTACTGTAACAGATAATATAGCTCCTACTGTAAACAATCAAACTTTAACAGGTGTAACAGAAAGTTCAGCAGATGGTACCTCAGCAGGAACTATTTCAGTAACTGAACCAGAAGGAGATGTTGTTACATTTACGAACTTTAATTTAATATCTTTAGCATTAGATGGAACTCCGGTTTCAACTGGTTCTTATACAGGTACAGGTCAAAATGACCCAACAGAAGATGCTTTCCAAGTAGATTCTTCAGGTGAGGTAACCCGTAAAGTAGGGGTTTATTTAAATTCAGATTTAATTAATTCTTATGTTTACCGTGTAAGTGTTAGAGATAACTTTAATGAAACTACAAGCTCGGGTGAAATTACTATTCCAGTAGCAGATGATGCCCCACCTTCTATTGATGGTGTTCAAGCATTTTATTTAATTGAATCTGCTTTAGCTGGAGATAATATCTACGATAGTACAAATGGTAGATCAGGAACAGTAGCTCAATTTAATTCAAACCAATCTGTAACTTGGACTGTTAGTTCTTCAAATGATTTTTCAGTAAATGCCAGTGGTTATTTATCTAGTTCCCAAGATATTTCAGGTTCAGGTATAGCATCAGGAGATACAATTAGTGGTGAAATTACAGCATCAAATTCATTTGGTACTACAAACCAAACAACATTTACAGTTAATATAACTGAAAACTACCCAGCAACAGCTTCATTTACTAACCAATCAGGAGATTGGAATACAAACGAA